TAGCTTGATTGTGCTTTAAGATAACGTAAGTTAACTCGCTTACACTTAAATTAAAGCCTGCCATCATAACCTTTGCTATGCTTAATGGCGCTTCGTTTACCTCAGTCTCACTATAAGCGTTCCAAAGGAATGATGATGCTTCGCGTTGGTTTGGTAAGTGCATATTATGCTCCGTTGTTATTGATTAACTTAGGGGCATGGTAAACAGTTATGACTATACTGTCAACACTTTTGTATAAGAATATTAAATTAACTGTCGGATAGTTTTAATTTAATCCGTAGCTTTGCCTTGAAGATTCGTTTTATTCTAGCTAGATATTTTATATCATGCCTTACTATATCGTTGTTACTCTCTAGGGCTTCCACTTTAGCTAGACCTATTCGGTCGATTAGCCGATGGCGATATTCAACCACGTTTCCTGATAGGTAGCGGTTACATTTATGGCACTGCTTAAAATTATTATGCTGGTGGAATGATAAATGCCTAGCCGCTCCTCTTGACCTATAATGCCCTGCATCCCAGTAGCCATTTTCTCTGGTCGCTACCGAATCGCAACTTATGCAAGGTTCGTCCCTGTCTCGGTGTCTTATGTAGGCGTTAAAGGCTGTCTGAGCTTCTACGCGCCATTCTGAGGCTGTTTTAAGCTCTAGCCTTAGTTTGGTATGCTTCTCGCGCTTAATCTTCTCTAGCGAGGCTGTAGCGCCCTTTTTGCCATGTTCCACCATGCACGACATAGAACAGAACCAGCCAAGCGGAACCTTATAGCCTGACTCAACTAGGTCATATTCCTTACAGTGTCTGCATTTCTTTTTGGCGTTAGCCATTGGCTTCCTTGTACATCTCATAGGCGGCTAATGATTGGTCGGTAAACTCTACCCCGTATTCTGAACCTTTAACGTGCAAGAATTCGATAAACTCACTGCCCGTCTTTTTACCAAACTCTTTGACGCTAGGACGGATTGACACCATGTGCGTACCACATAGACTCGGTATAAACTTGTTACCTCTGCGTAGTGGCGTACCCATCAAGTGCATTTCTGTAGCAAAGTCTGACACCAGTAAAGCCTTCCAAGAAGCAAGGTCGTACTTACTACCGCCAAGGTCAGTTTGTGTGGCTATATCGCCTATCATAGCGTGGTAGCATTTGCCTTGCAGATCCGAAGCACCTTCACGGCCTAGAGTAACGATAACATCTTCACCGCTTTTCAAACCCTTGTTAGCCAATGTCCATACTTTATTCATCTCATCTTTGACGTTATCAACAGTTACCGTAAATTTAAGATCAGCCATTATCAGCCCCCAGTGCGATAAATTCGCTCAATGTTAGCCCGAAGTAAGTTGCAAAGCGTGTGGCTAATGAAACTTTCATATCTCCACCGTTGCGCCAGCGCATAACCTGCTGTGGGTGGACTTTAAACGCCCTAGCTAGCTCAGATCCAGAGCATTTAGCCTTTGCTTGTGCTACTCTTAATGAAGCACCTGTGTCGATATTCATACTTATTCCCCTTTGTGTGTTATGATAGTTTTGCTCCAGAAGTAACCTTTGCCCTCCTTAAAAAAGAGGGCTTTTTTTGGTTGCTTAAAAGTCTATGTCATCGAAGTCATTAGATGGTTCTGCCTTACCTGTTGGTATTGATGCAGCTTTAGGCTCCTTAACCGTAAAACTAATCGACATTGCAGGGGCGTTTGGGTGAGCGTCTGGCTTGCGTAGCCAACAGCTTATCCAGTAATCAACACCGTTAACCTCAGCATTTCCCTTATAGTGTGGGTGCGTATCTGATTTGCGATCTTCATTTTTCCAGATTTGCCCACGGTTGCTATTATCGTATCCACTCATTACTTTTCTCCCTTAGATGAAACTGCTCTGATTTTTGCTTGTTGCTTACCGTTCAATTGATGCCACAAATGTTCTTGCTCATGCCGTTCTAATTCCGTCCAAGTCTCAGCTAGTCCGTCATCATCTTCGGCATCATACATTGCGACTATGGCTGCGGCTGACTTTTGCATTAATACTTTATCAACACGTTTCTTTGGGACTACCGCTGTAGGGTAATCAACACCCTCTAGCGACATATCCAAGCTAGCCACTTTATCTTCGTCATGCTTGTTAGTAGAGTCAGCATCTTTGTTATCGTCTATCGCAAACAGGCCATTCAATGCGTATTTTCTTGAATAAGATCCTGTCGCACCCGAAGTCTGGCTAGAATCTTGCCCCTTCTTAATGGATGCTTCACGGGCAAATGATGTAGAGCTGATAGATTCTTTACCATCGCTTAACGTAGCCGTTGATTTAATATAGGTGCGTTGCGTCTGAACCTTAATGGCTTTGTCGCCTGCACCTACTAGCTCATCTTCTAGCATACCGCTAAACACAAGTTCATCATTCATTGTTAAGTGGCAGTCGCCTAATAGTGGCTTCACCGCTTCTAGAATGTCCTCTGCACTTCTATAGTTATAGTTACCAAATTTATTTCTTTGGCTCTTAGGTGCTTTTAAACCTCGCTGAATTTCAGCTAACTTATTATGTATACTCATTTTTTGCTCCAAGTTGTTGTTAATGCCCCACCATCATATACATATTTGTTAGGGCTGTCAACAAAAAGGTGTTGCAATGTTTATTTATTCGTTATAAGATGGCTTCACATTAACAAGAACGGAGCAACACCATGTACAACCCATACGATGAAGTAGACGTAAACGAGACTAACATTATAGAAACCCGTGAAGATCTTTTCTGGGAATTGCATACTACAGGCACTGTATTTGTCCTTGGTCATAAAGTGACTATCTTTGAATTACTGGAAGATATGGACGATGAAGAAAAAGACAACGTGTTTTCAATGCTCGTAATGAGCAATGATGACGCTAAAGAATATGCCCTTGAGAAGCTAATGGCTGCATTCAAGAGTGCGTATGATGATGGTGAAATTGAAGACCATTACATTGATAGTAAGCAGCCATTTTAGAGGCAACAAAAAGCCCACTTGTTTAGAGCGGGCTTTAAGAGTAGAATTAGGTCTGTTGGTGACGGGGTGGCAACCCCAATCGAGCCAGCGAAAGTCAAGAAGAAAACCAGCGCCAACAGATGGTGCTAGTGTATCACCCAGACTCAATGGGTGCAATCTCTTCTCAATTCGCTACTTGAACCAACATAATATGTGGGTTTCTTTAGCGTTGCCACAATAAAAAACAACACTCATGCCAACCACACTGGCTTTAAACCGTGGGATAGCACTTACGCACAGGAATGATGGGACTGACCGAAGCAGCGCAATGCCAAGGTACAAACCGATTAAGCGGATACACAACAGGGGGCTGACTAGCCAATCAAGGATGATAAATAGTTGCGGTAAATTGTGTAAGTGGATCAAGCAAATAGCATATCGTTGGTAAGGTATATCTCCTAGGTATCCCAAACCATCTTAATGACAAGTATTGCCTGAAGAAAGTGGAGCATAATAATGAAAATAACTTTAAATGTAGCAGAACAGAAGCTAGCCAAATATCTAGCTAGATCTAGGTACGAAAACGCCAGAAGTACAGGAAAGCCAGACGGTAAGGTAGGCGCACAAACAAATGAAGAGGTGGATTTAGAAGGAATCTCTGGTGAAATGGTTGTTTGTAGGATGTTTAATGTCTATCCAGACACTGACACCGACCTAGTTGACCTACCAAAATACGACCTAAAGACAGCTAAAGGTAGTAGGGTAGATGTTAAAACCACACGCTATTCAAGCGGTATGATGTTAGCCACGCTAAAAAAGAGAGCTGAAGACTGCGATATTTACGTGCTGGTGATAGGCTCATTCCCATCTTATAGAATCGTTGGATGGTGCAAGGCAGTAGAATTACTACAAAAAGAAAACATCATTAACTTGGGCTATGGCGATGTATACGCTTTAGGACAAGACAAACTGAGGGCGTTTTAATGTTAAATCTCAGACCGCATCAAGAACGAGCCATTGAAATGCTAAGGGTATCACTAAGAAAGGGCAATAAACGCCCAATATTAGCCGCACCATGTTCATTCGGCAAAACAATCACAGCAGCATACCTACTACAATCAGCAGCCGCTAAAGGTAAGCGAAGCATCTTTATCTGCGATAGGATCAAGCTAATTCAGCAGAGCCTTGAAGCATTCGGTAAAGCAGGTATGGACTTTGGCGTTATCCAAGGTAATCACGAACTAACCAACTACGCAGCACCAATACAGATAGCCAGCACCCAGACATTAGCCAGACGAAAGCGCATACCTGAGTTTGACCTAGCTATAGTCGATGAGTGTCATACGCACTACGCTAGCTTGACGAAGATAATGGCAGCATACAACAACGTACCTTTCATTGGTCTAAGTGCCACACCTTACTCTAAGGGGCTAGGTGAGCATTACGATGATCTTATTGTACCGATTACCCCACGCGAATTACTAGAACAGAAGTATTTATGCCCAGTAGACTATTATGGTGGGCGTAGCGTTGCTTTAAAGGGCGTTAAGACTAAACAGCTATCAACGGGTGGCTCTGACTATGATCCTAGCAGCCTAGCAGCCGCTACAGAGGGCGATAAGGGGTTAGTTGGTGACATTGTAAAGAACTGGCTTGAACATGGCGAGAATGGGCAAACAATCGCCTTTACGCCTAGTATCAAACATTCCAAGCATTTGGTTGAGGTATTTAATAAAGCAGGCATTTCAGCAGAGCATATTGACGGTTATATGGATGCAGACGAGCGAGACATTATTTATCAGGCCCACACTAGGGGTGAATTCAAGGTGCTTTCTTGCTCTAGACTGTTGAATACTGGCTACGATGAGCCTACAGTGTCATGCTTGATTGATTGTTTTCCGACCAAATCACTCATTACCTTTGTTCAACGCGCTGGTCGTATCATGCGTACAGCAGAGGGAAAAGATAAAGCAATCTACCTAGACCATGCTGGTAACGTAAATCGTCATGGCTTCGCTGAAGACGTAATCCCATACAAGCTTGATGATGGCTCGCAAAAGTTCAACGAGAAGAAGTTAACCAAGAAAAAGAAAGACGCTAAGGTAAAAGAATGCCCACAATGTACGCAGCAAATGGTTGGGCTACGCTGTAAGTGCGGTTATGAAATACCCTTACAAGAGCAATTAGAATCAACTAATGAGATTCTAACCAAACTATCACCAGAACAACGAAACAGAAAGCATAGCAAAGAAGACAAGGCACAGTTTTATAGCGAAATACTGCTTTATTCTAGAGGTAAGAACTACAAAGACTCATGGGCTAGCCACACCTACCGCAATCGCTACGGTGTATGGCCTAATGCAATTAGACCGCACATGGTTGACGGAATATCAGATGAAACTAGGAAGTACATAACAAGTACCCAAATACGGTACAGCAAAAGGAGTGCAGCATGAGTGTAGAAGCAATATTGATGATGCTGGAGGGGGTTAAGTCGAGCGGTACTAATAGGTGGATGGCACTTTGTCCTGTACATGGTGACAGATCGCCTAGCATGGGCATTAAGGAGTGTGACGATGGTACGGTGCTAATGAACTGCTTTGCTTGTGGTGCTAATGGTGTTGAGATAGCAGAGGCAGCAGGCGTAAGTAGTAGTGAGTTATTCCCACCCGATTCATCTAGACCTGCTGGCCCTAACCGTGAGCAACGCGCTACGATAGAGACAGATAAGGTAGTTATGTTGATTTATGAGGCAGACAAGAATGGTGGTAGAGAGCAATCGCTGGCTGATTACCGTAGGTACAAGCTAGCAAAGGAGCGTTATGCTGCAATGACTTCTAGAGGTTCGGTTTAATCAGCTATTTGTTCGGACTAAAAAAGAATTAATTATAGTTTAATTATTTCCCTATACATAAAGGTATTGTATAAGACACAGAACAGTGTATACTTACCATAAGTTAATCAAAAAACAACGGAGCAAACCATGAGTGCAAAAGACAAGCCCATATCAATGCCGATGAATAAGCAGTTCCAAGATAACTATGACCGCATATTTGGCAAGAAAGACGTACCTATTGGCGAAGATACTAGGCCAAAAGACCGTGTTAAACTGGGCCTTAGCCCTAGCTGTATTGTAGAAACCATTGATTCGGAGGATTTAAAATGAGCTTAATATTTAACCCTAAAATAGCAGAAAGCTATAAGAAAGTATTTTCGTTTGGTAGTGGCAAGAAAGATCCAAAGCTAAAGACTTTGCCCATTAAGCCAATATTATGGCCTGAAGAGGACATTGACAAGCTCGTTAAGTTACGCGCTATTGGCGTTACCTACAAAGCTTGTGCTAAAACCCTAGGCCGTACTGCTAACTCATGCGGTAGTGCTGTACAAACCCATGACCTATATGGGGCTGTACTAGCTAGGCGTAAGCAGCTAATCAAAGAGGCGTTAGCCCCTATTTAAGCTTGATGCCTGATAGCTTGCCAGACATTAGTTTGGTGAGCATTCCTCTCATACCAAATTTTACTACATATACACCAATAACTAGGTATTGATACCATTCAGGCATGGCAGCAAATGATTCAAATGCCGCTGTTATCTCTTCTTGGTAGCCTATGAATGATGCCGCTATAGGAATAAGCAACAAACCAATCATAATCTCATCTAGAAAGGATTTATCCATTTGCTGCATAGCGACCAGATCTAGGTTAAATTCCTGAGTCTGACCGTTATCAGCTAGTTTATTAGCCGCTCTAACACCAGCTACCTTAACGTCAGCTTCTGCCTGTACGCCTATAATGGCTGCTGCTTGTTTGGCCTTAGCAATGTCATTCTTGCCGCTTAAATAGGTCTTACCTAGATCAGCGATTGGCCCAACTATCGATGAGAAAATACCCATAATTAATCCTTAATTTCGTAATGAGGCATATCTTGCCATGACTTCCACAAACCACCCCACTTTAATGGGTAGCCTAGCTGGGCCGCTGCTTGGAGCATACTGGTTGCAATGATCGTTAAATGGGACTTATCCCACGAAGCTTTCCCGTCAACGTAAGCATACACATCAACTGCTTTTCCTGATTGGTGGTAGGATTTGTTAGTGATTCCGTCTGCTTTTGAGACACCACTTGCAAACAGCTCGGCTTGATCTTCGGTTGTACGCAAGCCACCAGTGCTAGGGATACCAAAATCAATAGGGCTGATCGTAATGGCAAGGTCTGCAATTTCAATGAGTCTACCATCTACGCCTGTTAGGTTCTTAATGCTGTTATTGCCTAGTTTAAACATTAGTAATTTCCTTGCCAAACTCTAAATTTATCAAACTCGCCACTAAGCAATTTACGCTTAATAACGTCATCCATCGCTGGGTCAGTCCAAGCAATACCTGCTTCCTTTAGCCACTGACCAATCATTGCTCGGTCTATTACGCCTACGCATACTGATTCACCAAAGGTATCATTGCCGTTTTGACGCATAGCCTCAGCTTGGAGAAGTGTAGGGTTATAGTCGTGCGTTTTCACGTGAATTAGCTTGTCACCTTCTGTGATAAACTTTTCGTTAATCTTAGCCATTATATTCTCCATAAAAAAAGGGATGCCGAAGCACCCCCTTA